CTAAACGCTGGCATATTACCGCTAACCATCGCAGTACCAGTCGCATCGGGGATGGTTAATACTTGATTGGAGTTGGTGCTTGGTCCTTGGATAGTTAAACTACCCGTCCCCGTTGCACCACTTGCATTAATTAAACTTGCCATTATTTGTCCTTTATAAAATAACCCAGCGACTACCGCTAGGAATCGTTACTATTTTTCCAGAAGCAATGGTAATTGGGCCAACACTTTCACCGTTGTTACCAGATGTCATCGTGTAATTTGAAATAATAGTTTGTCCATTTTCATAAACTACACCTTGAGCTTGTGCTCCACCGCCTATTTGACCCCAATAACCTATTGTGTAGCTACCTACTACTGTAGCATTTGCTCCAGGATTTGACAACATTGTGTAGGTAAATGTCGTAGTCCCTGTTACTGTAATGCTAAATGTGCCATTATATGCGGCTGGAGATGCTCCTAAAATTGTAACTACAGCACCAGTAGATAGCCCATGTGCTGTGGCAGTAGTTAAAGTTGCTGTTGTTGTAACAAAAGTAATGGTAGAAATTGTTGTGCCGCTTGCAGAGTTATATCCCTCAAACTGATTAGTTGTTGAGTTATAACGGAACATACCGTATGTTGGTAGGGATGCACGTTGAGCAGTTGTTCCTACAGGTAACTTTATTTCTCCAGTACCAGTAAAAGATGCATCCTGAGCAACAGATAGAGTCCCGCCAACAGATAAAGAACCAGGAATATAAGGATTATTTAAAGAAACACCAACTGCACCATTAATTGCTGTGCTTGAAACCGTTTGCGAAGAACTTACTGTATATGTACCAGATCCGCCTGTACCAGACCCAAGTGCAGTAATAATAGTACCAGAAATAACTCCTGTTCCAGAAATAATTTGACCAACAAAGAATGTACCTGTCAGCGTACCACCAATAGTTAGGGTTGTTCCTGATATAGAAGAAGCCGTACTAGTTGCTGCTGTATAAGCATATAAAGCCCCTGCAGCAGATAAATTGCCAGTTTCAGTAGATGAACCTGTAACAACTAAATTTCCATTAACGGTAAAATCGCCAGCAGAACCAGTCTGGGAAGAATATGTATTTGTGCCATCTGTATAAACTTGGGCGGTTGTACCATTAGGAATAGAAATTATAGATCCCCCAGATATACCAATAGTGATTGCATATCCACCAGTAGTTTGGTTAGAAACTATATACGTCTTTGTCTGGTTTGTTGGAATAATAACCTGGTAAATACCAGAGTTTGTGCCAACCACATTAAGCACCATATTGCGGGCTTCGTCTAATACGCCATTAAGATTGCTTAAAGTATAATTGGCGTTAGCCATCGTAATAGTCTGAACACCCGCTACCGCCTGTTCTATCAATGTCCAGTTAGTATTGGTAGTAGAACCCCAAGTACCAGCCTGTTCACCATTTCCAATCTCTTGTATCTTTAAATTAGTTGTATATGTAGATGCCATAAACTACCCTTGAAAATTGTTAATAGGGATCCATACAGGGGTCTGAGTGTTATCAATTATAGTCCAATTTCCGTTTCCTGTATTGTTAATATTGTTCCAATTAACGGTATTTTTGTCGTCAATTTGGTTCCAACTGTTTGATCCAGCGTTGTTTATTGTGTTCCATGATACCAAGCCATTGTCGTTAATTTTAATCCAACCACGTTGACTAAATAAATCTAACAAATAACTGTTTTCTGTAATAAACTCTACAAATCCTGCTGCTACTGTATTAGCATCTGAAAGATTAATGTTTTCTGAAACCGATGAAAAAAACTGCTTACTAATTGTTATTATATCTGTAGCGTTAAAATTTTCAGACAAAGTAAAAAATATTGCTGTTCCAATAGAAATAATTTCAGCTATTGTTACGTTTTCAGCAAGAGATTGTGAAAATTGAGCAGTAATAGTTTCTGCCTCTGCAACCGTTGTAGCTTCAGACAGACTTTCAAAAAATTGGGCTGTAAGTACTTGGGAATCAGTAATATTATAATTCTCAATAATACTTTGATTAAACGTAGATAATTGAGTACTAGAATCTGTTAAATTAAAGTTCTCTAATCTACTTAAACTATATTGTGCGCTAAATACTTGATTATCCGCTAGGATAATAGGATCAGAAAAACTCGAAACATATTGTGCATTGAAAATTTGGCTATCCAGCATCGTTACTGGATCTGAAAAACTTTCTAAAAATGTTGATAATTCTGAATTAGAGTCTGCTTGTGTTAGGGTTTCTACTATGCCTTCAAAGAAATTATCTTGTTCGCTTTGTACATCGTTTATATTAATCGTTGATTCTGTAATATTTTGTACAAAATTAGATTGCTGAGAGTTTGAGTCTGCAAGATTAAAATTGTCTGTAAATGAAGATGCAAATTGTGCAGTTATAGAATTATTATTTGTTAAATTAAAATTATCAGTAAAACTAGAAGCATACTGTGCAGATAAACTTGGGGTATCTGCCAAATTAATATTATCTGTAAATGAAGACGCAAATTGAGCTGCGATTGTTTCAGAATCTGCAGAATTAAAATTTTCTGTCAAAGAAAATGAATACAGATTACCCCCTAGTGCTGCATATGGAGCTTGAGCAAAAGAAGTTATACCGAACATTACAGAACCACCCAACGACTTCCTGATGGGATAGTCACGGTTTGACCACTTGCTACAGTAATTGGACCAGCAGACATAGCTGAATATCCGCTTGGTATTGAATAACTTGTTGCTACTGTTTTGTTGTTTATTACAATGCCATTGCTTGCTCCCAGTTGGGGTGCATAAGCAGTATTTAACGAATCTTGATATACGGCTTTTTCAGCTAAATAATCACAAAATACAGTTACTGTACCTGAAAACGTGACAGCACTGCCACTATTGCTAGAAGCAAGTACCGCTGTTCTTGTTAGCGTTGGCCCTGTAGTAGAATATGTACCAATTCCTACTTCCCAATTAGTGCCATCGTTTGCTGAATAATAAGTAGTGTTTCCATTACCTACTACAGCAAAAGATTGATAACCAGTTGTAGTTGCAGAAAGGGTAAAACTGACTGTTGTGTTAGCCGTACCCGTCTGTTGTATTCGGTCATAAACTACAAGAGCCATTTAGGACTCCTTAGCTGGTGGCAGTTGTACTGTAGGTAACTGAAACCGTATCACCAGCAGTTGTTGTTTTTGCAACCGAAAAATTACCTTCAGAATACAAAGTTCCACCAGTATTGCTTTGAGTACTAGAAGCACCAGAACCTAATACTAGAAAACAACCATAAACAGTACCGCCAGCACCAGTAATAGTATAAGTAATTGCAGTAGCTGTAGAAGATGTTACGTTTGACGGTGTAGATCCAGTAGAAGTAGAAGAAGCAAACACGGCTGTACCACGCACTGCAGAACCGCCAACAGTATAAGCAGTAAATTCTTTACTTGGCACAATTGTACTCATAGTATCTGTTGCAGCTGGGGTTAAGGTAGCATTAGTCAAACCAAGATAAGGACCAGTAACACTGTAAGAACTACCTTTTAACAAAGTGTCTAGCATTAACTGTTTACCTACGGCTACAACTAAGTTAGGGAACTCATCTGTCCATTTAAGATTGCCTTGTGCATCACGGCACTCAGCTTTCCAATAACCTTCAATTCCCATTCCTTCAGGAATAGTTACATTGGCTTGTAATGTTGCTACAGCGTTATCACCGCAGCTTCCTAATTCTTTATGCATAATTAATCTCCAGAACTTATTACGTTAGCAGCCGTATAGCTACTGATTGTTAAAATAGCAGACGAATAAGTCGCTGCTGGGAACTGCACGGTAAAACTACTATTACAGGTCTTATCTGAACCAAAATTAATAACAAAACAAGCTGCATTAGTTATGTAATTGTAGACCAAAGCACCTCTACAAGTAAACGATGCAGGGTTCCAAACTGCATTATTAAACGATACATAAGTGGTGTTGTATTGCTGGTTAATTGTGGGGACCGTTGAAATTACTAAAGGTATTCCGCCAGCTGTATATCCAGTACCAGTGATTTCATTGTCTGTTGTATATGCAGCTGTTGTGGAATTTAAATTTGCATTGGCGTTATACAGAGCAATATAGTAAGTACCTGTAGTAAAGTTCTCATTACCATTTAACAGGTTTTGAGCAAAAACATTACAAGATCCTTGAACAATCATTGTTTCACCATAATACGAGCTTGACCATTTCTGTAAGCATCACCACGCTCAAGACCAGTGCCAAGACGATTAAGCTGTGCAATAGCTTCTTCATACATTTTTTGATAGTAAGTAACCATATCCTGCTCACCTTTCATAAAGATCATAGCTTCACGCATAGCGCCATAAAACAATACTGGATCATAGTTATCACCTAACCAGCTTTGACCTGTAGAATTAGATATAGAAGCTACAGTGATTGAAAAACCGCTACCAGTAGATCCCAGAGAAGAACAAGACAATATATCGCCAGCAATATAAAAATTACCGCCAAACTTAAGGCTACAGGA